CTTCCTATAAATCCACCTGCACCTAGTACTAATGCCTTTCTTGTCATGAACCTTTATTGAATTACCAATGTATGTATGATACTAAAAAAGGTGGGAAATGTCAACCCACCCTTCCGAAGTCATCTTCTATTCTAACTATATCATCTTCTTCACATATGCCTCTCTGAACCTCAATAAAGGTGATACCTCTATCACCTCCCTCAAGACGATGTATGCCTCCTTTAGGAATAAAAGCATACTCTCCAGTTCTTATTGTTGATGTCTTATCACCCTGCGTAATAATTCCAACCCCATCAACAACTGTCCAATGCTCTTCACGATTGTTATGATATTGAAGTGAAAACCTTTTAGTAGGTCTCACATAGATTTTCTTAATTTTTAAATCTTGTTCTTCATGGAGAACCTCATAGGTTCCCCAAGGTCTGTACTCTATCATATTTTTCAAAGATAATAATCACGCTACCTCGGCAGCAAGATCTTCAGCAACACACTCCATAATAAGTGAATAATCTGCTTCTGGATCTTCTCCAGTAAGTTCAACTATTCCTTCACTAACATAATATCTTGTTAACTTTTTATACAACTTTGGATTTTTTACATCCAAATAAATCTCCTTGTTTGAAGCAGCACGTAAAGTACTGATGTCTTTCTTGAACTTTGAAGTGAGCGTCATTGCTTTGTAATTGTTGACAGAGACATTATAAAAGAATTTATATCAGAAGTCAAGTCTCTGCTCCACCACCAGTTGTTTGTATACGAATCCACTCCTCTTCTTCATCATCTTTCTTATCTTCCTGAATGCTCTCAAGTTGCTTCGCAACCTCATTCCAAAGGCGTTTTTCGCTATTCTCACTCATTGTATTAAATTCTAGGTATCTTATTTAGACCTGCTTTAACTAAATCATTCTCTACGATAGTCTTAGTCTTCTCTGCAATATCATCCAAGATATTAACGTCAAGACCTGCGAATGGTGGAATGATACCAAGTATGCGAAGTAGTCCATCTAAAAATAATGCAAGACAAGTAAAACCTAAAATCATACTAATAACAGTTGCTTCACGGTTATGCTTTGCCATAGATTCTTCATCTATTCTTCTTGCCTCTTCTACCGCAGCAGCAACCATAGCATCAACTTCCTTCTTAGTATAGAAGTCTCCTAGAAATGGTATGTCGTGTTTGTCCATACTCTTTTATATCCATATCCATTATAACAGTATTGTCAAGTATTACAATTATATATCGCTATGTCATCTCATGAACATGCCTTGATGGGCGTTCCCCCATCTTTGCTTGCTTATCTCTATCCATCTCATATAACTTTTGCATCATCTCTTGTTTCTTTTCAATATCATCGAGTTTCTTGTGAACGTCTTTAAGTTCAGACTCAATAGATCTGTCGGTCATTTGGTTTTAAAATGCTTCCCTCAAACCTCCTCGCTATTGTAGAGTGCTGCAAGTTGTTGATTTGAGTAGAAGTATTTAGCGAACTTCAAAGTCCAACTTACGAATTTTACGTTTTTTTCTCTCTTCTTGCCAAGCAATATCTTGCTCAGTAAAAAGACTTTTTTTGTTCTTATTGCTACCATTACTAACAATAACAACTTGTCCCAAATCTTTTGCTGTGATTCTATCCCCAACAATTGATGTCATGTTGGGGCAACCACAGCATTGCGATCTACCATTATTGCTGCTCAGTTCTTTACCGCAGCTCTTGCACCTTACTACTAACATTTTCTCTCATTTTAAACCTATGCAGCAGTTACTTTCTTCCAGTCTTCATCAAACAATTGTAATCCCTTATCAGTCAATACATGATTATACATCTTATCAAAAACTGATGGTGGCATAGTTACAATATTAGCACCAAGGGCGAATGATTCCGATACTGCTTTTACTCCTCTAATAGATGCAGAAAGTATTTCCGTCTTATGAACCTGCTGTTTATTATATATGGTAGAAATATCTTTAATAGTGTCTAAACCATTAATAGAATTATCATCAAGTCTTCCAACAAATGGGGAAACATAGGTAGCACCTGCTTTTGCAGCAAGTATTGCTTGTGCAGCATCAAAGATTAATGTAACATTTACTTTAACTAATTCTCTTGATAGTTGCTTGCAGACCCATAATCCATCTGGTGTACAAGGAACTTTAATAGTAGCATGATCTTTACCAAACTTTTTAATAAGTCTTCTACCTTCAGCAAGCATTATCTCATCGCTACCTACGACTTCCATGCTAATATCAGGAACACCAAGATCTATTAATTCTTGATATACTTCTTCTGGATCTCTACCACTCTTCATAATAAGAGTAGGATTAGTAGTTACACCATCAACTAACCCTGTTGCAAAATACTTTTTAATAAGATCTGTATCTGCAGTATCGAGAAAAATCTTCATAGTTTTGATTGATTCATTCATAGTTCTTTTATATAGTAATTAAATTAAGCATCAAACAAAGCATGTTTTGATGTGCCAGCATTAGAATTTGATATGTTTCCAATTCCAGTTTCTTCTGTTTCTACTAATTCATAACTCCAATCTTCTATTACAGTATTTGCCAACATCTGATCACTAAGAATATCCAATTCCTTTTGTGCAGTCTCTAAATCTTCTGCCTCAAACCAATAGTCAATACACTTACCAATCCTCAATAAATTTGATTTAAGTTTAGGAGCAATTCTACTAGTATTATTCATCACTGCATTACCAGCAGCATCCGATACAGATCCTCTTAACTTTACAAATACTGTTGCTTTAAATTTCATAATTTTTCAAAAGTTCTTGTGTCTCATTATAGTTATGAACATGATGAACATATCCATTTCTTTTCTTAACTTCTTCTGCTAAAGAATAATCGTTACCACCTTCTCCTATTCTATCACCAAAGAAATATAATTCATCATCGTCATTAAAATCTCTTAATATCTGACTCTTATCAGCACCTTTAGGTCCTATATCAATACCTGTCTGACCTCCCAATGCCACAGACAAATCTGGGAATTGATTTCTCAATCTATCTGCTATATCTTCCCGTTCATTAGTTCTTTCATTCCATTCAATATATTCCTTTCTACCTACCATTGGATCTTCATCTCTACCTAAAATACTGAAATTAACTCCACCAGGTCTTCTCTCAATGTGATTTCCATTACGCAAAGGAAATTGACTATAATCTAACTCATCTAATAAAAACTTTTCAACATCCAAAGGTAATTCCCAATCATCTCTATAAACATTTTTATCCTTTTCATAAGCATCACTACCAGAACAGTTATATACCCGTTTAGCAGTATAACATATATCTAATCCTAACTGTTCTAATGTTTTCTGTCTATCACTTCCTGTAACTAGATAAACATCATTATGGCGACAGAAGATAAGAAAAGGAGCCCAAAATGAATGCTCTATTTGTTTCCTACTAGGAGTTAAGGTTCCATCAACATCAAATATAAATTTCTTCATTCTGGAATCACTTGAACTTTAACTGGTCTATTATCAAGATAATCAGCAAGTCTATGATATGCTAATGCCGTGAAGACTTGTGGCACTATAAAAGCAATCATAGCAACAACCCAAAACATATAATAATAGTTTTCTTTGTTTTGTGTTCTCATTTTGATATAAATTGCAGCGATGGAAAATATTAGGGTGGGAGGTTGGATTTCTGTATTACCAACAAAGGACGGGCATTACTACAGTAGTAAATTTTACATCCTTGCCTGAGACCCGACTGGTAAGTCGATTCTGCTTTCGCAGCAGCACCACCTGTGTCTCATCACCTTATCCAGCTATATGCCAGAAAGATTATTCAGTCACTCCCCGTTGAACCCGTCGATTCAACAAATATATTATATACTATTCTCTCTGCCTTGTCAACCTTGCATAAATAGAAAAAAAAGTAATGTGAGAAATGACTGAGAGAATCCCACTAATTGTAAATGTAGGTGCGAAACAATTGCAAGAACTTCCTAATGGGGATTCATTGCACAATGTTGTAATGTCAGGTATTAGTACATGCAACAATGTTCGTATTGGTGGCGAATGTGATATTGTTGGACAACTAGAAGTTCAATCAACAACCGATTCAACTAGTAAAACAACTGGTGCATTTACTTGTGCAGGTGGTGGTAGTTTCCAAAAGAAACTTAATGTTGGTGATGATATTACTGCATTTGCAACTTCAGACAAAAAATTAAAAGATAATATTACTCCAATACCTAATGCTGTTGATAAGGTTTTATCAATAAGTGGTAACACATTTAATTGGAATGAAAAATCTGACTACGAAGGAAAAGCAGATACAGGAGTAATTGCACAAGAAATAGAAGCAATCGATCTTCCTGGTGTAACCACAACAAGAGATAATGGAGTTAAAGCAGTTAGATACGAAAAACTTGTACCTCTTCTAATTGAGGCAATCAAAGAACTCAAAGCAGAAGTTGATGAACTAAAATCCCATAGTCACTGATATGACATTACCAACTAGTGGAAACCCAATATCATTCAGTCAACTCAGATCTGAGTTTGGTACTGATGGCAATAATACAAATGGTCCAGTAAGAATTGGTCAGTATAGAAGAGATGATTCATCATACACCAGCAAAAGTGCAGGTACATTTACAAATCAACCAATAGATACTGGAGTACCAACATCTGGAACAATTGCTGCTAGTAATCTACATGGCAAAAGTCTTAATGTCATTGTAGATTATCATTCTGGATCTGCTGATGAAGGTGGAACACGACCAGAAGATGCAAGAACTAGATATCTTGATGGAAGTGCAAGTGGAAACTGGACTGTTATTGGTGGTTATAAAACTCCTCCATCAAATTCTGGTGGAACAAAAGTAAAAATTAATGTTAATAAAGGAATAGGATCACAAGCAGTTGGTGAAAATGGTGTCGCAATATGTGCATTAAGAACTGGAACATGGGATTCAAACACTATACTATCTGTTGATGTAGGTGCATCAGGAAAGATTCGTGGTGCTGGTGGAGATGGTGGAAATGGTGGTGATAATGCTGGCGGTGGTGGTGCAGGAGAAGAAGGAAATAGTGCATTAGGTATTCAATATGGTGGAACTACTGTTAATGTTGCTAGTGGTGGACAAATAATTTGTGGTTATGGTGGCGGTGGTGGAGGAGGTGGAGACTTCCAAGAAGATGGATTTTTATTCTCAGACCAAGAGCGTTATGCTGGCGGTGGAGGAGGCGGTGGCGGTGCTGGTATTCCTGCTGGTGCTGGTGGTAGTGAAGGATCAGGAAATGGTGGTGATGCAACTGCTGGTGGTTCAGGATCTGCACAAGCAGGTGGAGAACAGGGTGGAGCAGGTGGTGAAGGAGGAAATAATGCAGGAGAAGCAATAGGTGGTGAAGGTGGTCGTGGAGGAGATCAAGAAAATGCTGCTGGTGCTGGAGAATCTAGAGATGGAGGAGGTGGTGCAGTAGGTGCAAATGGATGGGCAATCCGTAAAGCATCTTCAAGCATAACATATACATTAAATAATAGTGGAACTGTTACTGGCGATAAAGCATCCACATCCACTGGTGGAAGTGGTACTACCGTAGATTAAAACAATGGCAAAAACTTATAGATTAGAAGAAAAAGTAGGGATTGGTACTGACCACAACATAACAGATAAAACTGGATGGACTGTACATGGATCAAATCTTTCTTACGAGCAAGCAGTTACAAAAATGAAAGAATTGATAACTGCTGGTTCCAATCCGATAGATATAAGATCCCTTAGAGATGATGGTGGTGTTGAGATGTATTCATATCCATCTGAAGAAGACAAATTACATTTAGATGGGTCATAAATAATTAAAATTTATCCTTTGTTATGAAAGAAGTTAAGCATAATAGAACCGATTTTATTGCGGTATACGATGAGGTATATACAGAAAATCAATGCAAAGAATTAATATCTTACATCGATAAACTCAAAGACAATAGTATATTACTTAATGAAGCAGAGAAAAGTAATGGTAATATAGAGCATTTTACATTAAACATGGGTCATCAATATGACCTTCCTGCTTGGTCATGGGTTGGTGAAAATGTTAATGCTAATATGCAAACATGTGTGAATCATTATCTAAAAGAATTTCCACCACTAGGAAGCAATAGATTTTTAATTAATGATTTTAAAATAAAAAAAATACCAGAAGGGGGTGGATTCCACAACTGGCACTTTGAAGATAACAATTTACAAAATGCAAATAGATATTTCGTTGTACAGATATACTTAAATGATGATTTTGAAGGAGGAGAAACAGAATTTCTATATTTTAATCAAAGAATAAAACCAAAACAAGGAAGACTAATAATATTCCCTTGTGCATTTACACATACACATAGAGGTAATCCACCCATAGGAGGAACAAAATATCTTGCATCAACATGGGGATTAATGCAATCCAAAATAGGTAATAACAGTGAATATTAATCTACTGCCACTCTTTGCATCGAATGTATTTTACTTTAATATTGATGAGGATACAAGTGAACTAAATCCTAATGATTTTGAATGGAAACAACTAGGAAAAAATAATTTTGCATCTTCATTAAATACATATTCATCTGTAGATATAAGAGTACTAGAAAAATACCCAAATACCAAAAAAATATTATTAGACAAATTCAAACAAATATCTAAAGATGTTTTGGGTCATGAGAATGATTTTAATATATCAACCTCTTGGTTTACAAAAACAGAAAAAGGAGGATATTGCAATTTCCATTCACATAGACATTGCTTGTATAGTGGGATATATTATTTTGATAATTCTTATTCTAAAGAAAGTGCCAAAGTTTGTTTTAGAAGTAGATTAAATCAGTTTTCAGATTATTGGATAACATCAAAAAATGATGATATAGTTTCTGCATCTAAATGGCACATCGCACCAGAAGCAAAAAAATTAATTTTGTTTCCAAGTTATCTAGAACATGCTATACTAAAACACAATGAAGATACAACTAGATATTCTCTTGCATTTAATTTATTTCCTATTGGAGAGTATGGAGATGGTGACTCCAGTTACAATACAGATTGGTTACAAAAATGAAAATTGAAGTACACGATAATTTTTTTACAAAAGAAATACAAAATGAAATATGGAATCTAATGCAAAGACCTAAATGGTCTTTCAATGGAGGAAGGCAAGATCATTCCTTCTGGCATATGAATGATCTAGAACAAGAAGATTATTTTAACACATTTCTATTCAATATAATATGTGATAAACTAGGAAAGAAATTTAAATGTATAAGAATATATGCTAACGGACAAACAGCAGGTCAATGTGGTATGCCACATGACGATGATGGTGACTTTACTTTTTTATATTATCCAAATCCAGAATGGAAAATTCACTGGCATGGACATTTACATTTTTTAAATAAAGTTGGTCCAGAGGAATATAATAATGGATGGTCTGAATGGAAAAAATTTAGTTATAGGTGGGAAGAAGACGATGAGATTCAAAATACAATTACATACAAACCAAATCGTGCCATAATATTTCCTGGAAAATTAATTCATTATGCTGAAGCACCACACAGATACTATAGTGGATTGAGAGTATCTCTTGCTTACAAACTAATCACTTAGATTTATTTCCAAAAAAATTAGTAATAGAATATCTACCATATCCATCGTAATAATCAGAATCTTCTATTTTTACCTCATTCACACCATGCTCTACCCAACCAGGAAATATAATCATTGAGTTATTCTCACAACCATATTCATATTCATACTTTGGAAAATATAATTCACCACCACTAAACTTCTTAGGTTCTCTATTAAAATAAGAAAATGCTAAGAAATGAAATGCTCTATCAGTATGTGGTTTATAATATTCCCCATCATGATAATACCTAACTTTGGTAATATCATAATTACAATTTGTAGATATACTACAACAATCATGTATCTCCGAGAATACTTTAAGAGTATCACTTAAAAATAATTTTCTATTTACATTTAATATATTTGAAAACTTCCTATTCTTATATACTTCATCTAATACTAATGCATGTGAATTTGTATGAGTTACTACACCACCATAATCCTTTGCTTCAAGAAGTTTATTTGGTTTTGTAAGAAACTTAAGTTCTTCCCAAACCAATTCCAACTCTTGTGAGTTATAAAAATTTTGAACAATTAAATGGGGAAATGGTTTTTCATACACAACCCCCTCAAGGGTTTCCATAATAAAATCTATCTATTAACTCTGGATAATAAGACTATACCAATCTTCGCTCATACCACTGATAATATTATCAGCATCTACTTTATTATTTGCATATCCTTC